CAAAGATTATATCGAAAAATACTGTATATGGTTCTAGACAAAAAATGTCAACCAACTTTTATCAGACAAGTATTGCTGGTTTGAACCCACTGTACATAACTGACATGGGTTTGCCAAACGCTACTGCGATTGAGAAACGTTTGCGTGAAATAGTACCTTCAACTGAATTGAAAGAACAACGTATTCATCGTTTTTTCAATTCTACTATAATGGCAGATTTCTATGATAATGCTACCGCTTTGTTGACCGTATTATTGCAATTCTATTGGAAACTCAAAATTATAGAGCGAATGGATGTACACAGAGTTAAAGTTGAGATTAAATTACACGGTATAGAAAACATACGAGGTATGGAGCCGCTAACAGCTGCACCACTAGTTTGTAATTACTTAGCCAGTCTACGTAATGGGGTAACAGCACATCCTGATGACATAGACATATTAAATTTAACTGAGACTTTTTTACAATGGTTGGAACAAGCACCCCCGAGAGTCATCAGAAACGACTTGGGCGTTGATGTTCCTAACCCAGACTATATGAGTTTGGCACATGAAGTTACTTTTGTCTGTCATAAAATGTATGACTATAATGATGGTCATAGTAGTAGCGGGCGCACATTTGGTGAAGTATTCGGGTTTACTAATAATTGCTATAAGGTACATTCCTCGTGGAACCAAATAGTAAATGATGATCAAAATATTCTTCAAAATGAAGAGAACATCTTTCCTGATTCTCAGGCGGCTTATACCGCGTGGGAGAAGGCGGATGGCTTTATAAATTGTAGTGGGTTGACACCCAAAATGGCAGCTATACTTAATATGGCTCTCAGAGGTAATAAAAGAACATCACCTCTGCTGGTCGACCAAGATCTAAAACTTTTAGCATCAAGAGCTAGGGTTATTGGATTTTATGTTCCTGAGTATCGCGAGATAAGAGGTACATTCACTAGTGACGAAGTTGCAAAGACAATATCGATATTAGTGGGAACACATAGGTGGCATGAGGATTTACTTAATGCCACAAATGGTTTGAAATATTGGTTAGCACAACCAGCTACAGAAACTGTCGAGTCACACTGGTGGCACTCTATTAAAAGAGAGTATTCGCTACCGAAACTAGGTTTGAAACGTGCCGTAATGGGCATGCTATTGGAAGGCGACGGTGTCATGATTACTTCAGACGCGGTGCGTAATTTAGCCTCTTCTTTGTCAAAGAATGACGAATTGATTTTCGAATCAACATTTATGAATGCATGCTGGTACTGGGGTGAATACCTTATGTTTTTTAATAGTGTCAACGCTGAACATACTTTAAGAAAGTTAAGTATGGCACAACAAGATAGCATAACACCTTTTGAGAGGGCTGACGCAATAGTATCTAGTATGCTTGGTGTGGCCATACCTAAGTGTGTTTATCGACAACAGGCAACGTTTGCTACAGGTGGAGTGATCGGGCAACTAAATAATAGGGTCAAGTTCGGTAACATAGTTATAGAACACATGCAAGATTATGGATACACCATCGCGGGTGACGGATTCAATACTCAGACATTAGTACCGCCGTCTGGGGTAGCACTAGTAGTTGGGCTTGGAGGTCCTTTGATTGCTGGTACACCATATGGTAGTATATTTGGCGTGCGACAGGCTTCACTTAAGAGGGTAGGATT